CATGAATGACGGCCTCGCTGCGACGATGCGGCTGTCGGATTCCTTCAAGACGCTGAAAGATTCAGCCGAGACGTTCGGCACCGGGCTTGCCAAGGATCTCGCCAGCGGTGTGCCCGGCGTGCAGGCATTGCAGAACGCGCTTAAAAATCTCGGCCAGTCGCTGATCGAGAGCTCGGTCAAGAGCCTGATCGACCAGGCGCTATCAAGCGTCACGAGCTCGCTGTCCGGTGCCGCAGGCAGTGCCGCCGGAGCGACGACATCGGCAACGATCCTGACCGCGGCCGGCACGACGCTGGCGGCCCAGATGATCGCCGGCGCCACATCGGCCGCCGCCATCCTCACCGGCGGCGGCGTTGCGGCCGGCAGCGAGGTTGCGGCGGGATCGGCCGCGGGCGGCATTTCCCTGACCATCGACGGGGCTTCGGCGTCCATTGGGCTGGCTGCTGCGGGCGCGGGCGCGGGAGCCGCGGTCGCCGCCGGCGGCGTCGCGGCCGGTGCCTCGCTGTGGGGACCGATCGCGGCTCTTGCGGCAGCCGCCGCGGCGATCGGGCTCGGCAGCCTGCTCGGCGGCGACGACCAGCAGGCCGCGGCGCTGAAGGCGGCGAAAGACGCGTGGGCCGGCATGACGACGCAGATCGTCAGCTTCAACGCCGCCGCAAAGGGCTTCGATCTCGGGCCGCTGACGCAGCAGCTGCAATCGCTCTACTCGCAGGTCGAGACCCTGCAGCAGGCCGCGATCAAGGCCAACGACTTTGCGAGCGCGGTTCAGCTCGCCGCCCAGTTCAACCAGGCGGTCGTGCGCATCTCGGCGGAATTCGGCCAGGGGACCCAGACGCTGACGCCTTACGCGCAGGCCTTGAAGGCGCTCGATGACGAGGCGCAGGGCCTCGAGGATACCCTCAATTCGCTGGGCTACCATGGTGTTGCCAACACCGTTGCGACCGAGCTGCAGCAGCAGACCGCGGCGCTGGCCCAGCAATACACCGACAGCCTCACGAGCGAGTTGCAGCAGCGGCTGAACACCGCGGACGGCAAGGACTATCTCAACGATGCGGCCAACCTGATCACCCAGCACGCGCAGGATGCGCTGGAGGCCCAGCAGCTCGGCATGTCGATGACGGGCGTCAACGCGACCTTTGCGGCGGAAGCGCAGAAGATCGTCAATGACGCCGGGCTGGTCGGCAGTTCGTTCAGCGACTTCATCCAGCTGTTTCCGGACTTCGCGGGCGTGGTCACTCAGTCGGCCACCGCGATCCAGGCCGCGAACGACAACTTCGCGGCGCTGACCAAGACCATCAACGATTATCTCGACAGCCTGCAGCTCGGTAGCAATTCGATCCTGTCGCCGCAGGATCAGCTCAACGCGGCGCAGTCGCAGTTCAACGCGCAGCTTTCGCTGGCCCAGCAGGGCAACACCGACGCGCTCGGTTCGATCACCCAATACGCCAGCACGCTGCTCGACCAGGCGAAGGGCTACTATGCGTCCTCGCAAGGTTACACCGACGTCTACAACGCCGTGTCGGACGCCCTGAAGGGTCTCACCACGATGCCGACGCCGGGCCTCGCGATGGGCGGAATGGTCCCGGGATACGCCGGCGGCGGGGTCGTCGGAAACGGCATCTACGGCCGCGACAGCGTGCGGGCGAGCTACGCCGGCGGCGGCGATATTGCGCTTGCCGGCGGCGAGTTCGTCAACCGCGCCGGGAGCGTCAATGCCTCGACGCTGCCGGCGCTGCAGTACATCAATGACAATGGCAGCCTTCCGTCCGGCGGATCGAGCGGCGACTTCGCGGCGATCGGGGCTTCGCTGACCCGCGCCATGGCCGGCTGCTCGATGGCCGAAATCAACGCCATCAATGCCGGCAATTCCGAGATCGCTGACCTGCTGCGCGCGATGCTGGCCGAGATGAAGAGCAACAAGCCTAGGGCCCCGCGGCCGAATGCGAAGGCCGCATGAGCGATCTGGCACTGCATGCGGCGGTGAAGGCTGCAATCTGTTCAGGAGCGTCGATCGTGGCCATTCCGATCGATGCGGACGGCGTCCGCGGCGTCACGAGAATATCGAAGCCGACCGAAATTGCGTCGCAGCTTTATATTGATCCTGACGACGATGTTGCGCGCCTCCGCGAGGATGTTCTGGTCGAAGGCGCCGTCGGCAAGATCGCGGCGCTGGAGATCTGCATCGACGGTGAGCCGGTCGGTATAGTTGATTTGGTGGTCCCTCAGTTCGTCGGTCCGGGGACGCCGTTTTATCTCAGCAAGCGTTTTCAGATCGTTCCGCGCGCAGGCAAACAATGAGCGCGACGGATTACGCCCGCAAGAAGATCCTCGACGACCTGACCGGCGTGGCGGCCTATTCGCCGCCCGCGCTTTATCTGGCGTTGCTCACGGCCGACCCGACGGAAGCCGGATCGTTTGCTTCCGAAGTGGCCGCAGGCGGCTACGCCCGCCAGCCGCTTGCCGGCGTCATGGGCGCGTCCGACACCACTGGATTCAGCGTGAACACGACCCTGATCAACTTCGGTCCGGCGACGGCGGACTGGGGAACGATCACGTATCTCGCCGTCGTCGACGCGCTCACCGGCGGCAACATGATCTGCCCGGGCGCGCCGGCGACGCCGCGCACCATCACCTCCGGGCAGCCGCTGCAGGTTCCGATCGGTCAACTCCGACTGCGGCTCACATAGGGAACGGATATGTCAAAGAGCGACTCCTTCGAAAATTCGTGGCTGAAGTTGGTCTTCAATGCCGTGGCGATCGCCAATCTCGCCGACAATGCGGCGTCGTCGCCGCTGACCAACCTCTATGTCGCGCTGCATACGGCCGATCCCGGCGAGAGCGGCAACCAATCGACCAGCGAATGCACATACACGTCGTATGCGCGTGTCGCGGTTGCCCGCACCAGCGGCGGCTGGACGGTCACCGCCAACAGCGCATCGCCGGTCAATGACATCGACTTTCCGACCGCGACAGGCGGCAGCGAAACCGCGACCTTCTTCTCGATCGGGACGCTGGCGTCCGGCGCCGGCATTATTCTTTACAGCGGGTCTTTGTCGCCGACGATCGCGATCGTCACCGGCGTGCCGCCGATCGTCACCAAGAACACTACGATCACCGAGGATTGAGCGCGCAGATCATCCACTGAAGGGGCTGACGCATGTTCAGCATTGGCCCGCTCAGCCGGTACCGGTTCAGCGAATCCAACCAGGTCTACAGCACGGCGCCGGGGACGGCCGCCGGCACGGCCGTGGTCTCGGGCAAAGGCTCCAGAGCCGCCAAGGGCGCGTCCAGCGGCGCCGCCACGGTCACCGGCAAGGGCTCGCGCGCTGCGCGCGGCGCTTCCGCGGGCGCGGCCACCGTCACCGGGCATGGCGCCAGGGCGGCCAAGGGTAGCGCGGCGGGAACGGCGACGGCGCACAGCTTTGGCGCCGGCGCCGGCAAGGGCCGGTCCGCCGGCCTGGCGACGGTGATCGGCGGCGGCTCGACGGCATGGGACCAGATGCTCTCGCAGGCGGAAGCGCCGATCGCCTATTTCGCCGAGATCGAACCCTGGGTTCTGACGGACAGGTCCTGATGTATTCGGGCAATCCCTACAGCGCGCTGCCATGGTCGGCCGACGGCCGCGACGTGCGCGCCTATTTCGACATGACGATGGATCTGTCGGCGTCGCTGACGCTGAAAATCTACGTCTCGACCGCGGCGGGCTACGCCACGTTGCCGACGGATGCTTTGCCCAACCAGCCCTTTCGTGGCGTGCTGGAGATCTTCGAATTCACCCGGTCGATCATGCAGAGCGATATCGGCCAGTTCACCACCGGGACAGGGAGTCTCGTGATCTCGAATGCGGACGCGACCTATGATTTCCTGCCGCTGTCCTACGCGATCGACGGCCGCCCGATCACGATCAAGATCGGCCGGCGCGATGCATCCTATGACGAAGCATTCCCCTTGGCCAAGGTCACCGCCAGCGGCTGGAACATCGACACCGACAGCATCTCGATCGACTTGGAAGACTACAGCTACAAGCTCGAAGTCCCGATGCAGCCGAACGTCTATGGCGGCACCGGCGCTGCCGACGGCACGGCGGATCTGACCGGCAAGCGCAAGCCGCTGGCGTTCGGAAACCCGCTGAACATCACCCCGGTTTTCCTGGTGCCGAGCCTGCTGATCTATCAGGTCCATGACGGATCCATGCAGTCGATCGACGCGGTGTACGACGGCGGCGTGCCGCTGACACCAGGCACGGACTACGCCACCTATGCGCTCCTGGCGGCCGCCAGCGTCGCGTCGGGGTCGTTTGCAACGTCCTTGGCCAACGGCCTCTTGAAGCTCGGCGTGGCGGCCACCGACGAGCTCACGGCCGACGTCAAGGGTGACAAGACCGACGGCTACATCGTCAAGACCGCCGACATTGTCAGGTGGGCGCTGAAGCACCGGACCGAGCTGGTCGATCCGGACGATCTCGACGTCTCCTCGTTCAACATGGTCAACACTACCCAGCCGGCGCCGATCGACTATTTCATCGGCTCGGACGATTCCGTGACGGTCGGGGCCTTCGTCCAGAACATCATGGGCGGCATCGGCGGCTGGGGCGGCCACCGGCTCGACGGCCTGTTCGAGGTGCGGATCTTCCAGGCGCCGACCGGCGCGGCGGTCGCAAGCTTCACCCGCGGCGACATGCTTGGCGGCGACATCCAGCGCCAGCCGTTGCCGGCCGACTACACGCCGCCGCGCTATCGCTGGCAGGTGCCCTACCAGAGGTGCTGGACGGTCCAGACCTCTGGCCTTGCCGGCGCCATCAGCTCGGCGAGAAAGGCGTTTGTCGCCCAGGACGTGCGGCTCGCGACAGCGACGAGCGCGACGATCCAGACCGATCATCCGTTCGCGCAGGACCGCGACCCGATTCAATCCTATTTCGCGTTGCTGACCGACGCGCAGGCCGAGGCCGATCGATTGATCAATCTGTTCAAAACGACGCGCGCGATCTACCGGATGACGGTGCCCCGGCGCGGCATGCGTCGCGACATGGGCGACGAGATCGTGGTGACCCATCCGCGTTTCGACCTGTCGCGGGGCCGATCGATGATCGTGGTCGAAACCAAGGTCAGCGTTACCACCGGCAACAACGCCCTCGATACCGTCGAGATCGCCGCCTATGGCTAGCGCAGCAATCGTGATCGACAACAATGCCGATGCCGCGACCGTCGGCGCCTCGAGCCAGGTGCTGACGATGCCGACCTCGAACCTGCTGACGCCGCATCCGTCCGAGCGCTGGCGCAGCCTGAACAATGCCGCCTTTTTCGTGCTGGACAAAGGCAGTTCGATCTCGGCCGACACCGTAATGCTCTGCGGCCTGACCTGCGGTCCGAACGCCACGATCAGGCTGCGGCTGTCGACGATCGACGAGGTGGGTGCTGCCGGCGACGTCCTCGATACCGGCGCGATTGCAAGCGGCGACGTTCACTTCGACGTCGAATACGGATCGTTCATCTATCAGCTTCCGGCAGCTGCGGCGTGGCGCTATGTCCGTGTCGATCTGTCCGATCCCGATGCGTCATTCGTCGAAGCGGGCTGTATCCTCGACGGGCTGTCGGAGACCTTCGATTTCAACTTCGTGCCGGGCGCATCGATCCAGTACGTCGACCTCAGCCGGGTTGCCCCGACGTCGTCGGGCATGACGCTGACGTGGGACGACAGCACCTTTCGCCGGATCAACTTCTCGTTCGATTTCGTCAGCGAGGATCAGCGCTACGGGCTGATCGAGCGGATGGACCGGGTCAAGGGCCGCAAGCGCAACGTGCTTCTGATCACCGACCCCGAGAGCACGAACCTGCCGCGGGATTCGGTATTCGGCCTCGTGACCGACATCAGCCCGGTCACCTTCGGGGCGGTGATCGATATCTTCGGCAAGCAGCTCCAGATCGACGAGAGAATATAGAATGGTCTTTGTCCCGCCCAGGGATCGCGTGCTCGAGCACTCGACCTCGAACAGCCAGACCGTGTTCGCGGTCACCGGCGCGCTCGACCTGTCCTACAATGCCTTCTCGGCCTCGATGGCGGTCAACGACACGACGCTGGGGGCGGTGGTCGAGGCCGGCGTCGCATTCAAGGCCGGGATCCTCACCTACAGCGCGACCAACCAGGTCACGGTGACGACGGCTCTCGACAGCAAGGGCACCTTCTCGTCATCCGGCGTCAAGGAAGTCTTCATGGGCCTGCCGGCGGCGGCCGCGCAGAAGGGACCGACGACCCAGATCTTCCTCTCGGGCTCCGGATCGTACGCGACGCCGAACAACTGCCTCTGGATCGAAATCGAGATCGTAGGCGGGGGCGGTGGTGGTGCCGGCTCGGGCACCTCGCCGGGAAACGGCGGCGGCGGCAACCCCTCGACGTTCGGCACCGGCCCGCTGATCAACGCTTTGGGGGGCGGCGGCGGCACCGGCACCGCCGGGGGCGCGCCGCAGACGCCGACCGGAGGGTACTACAATGCTCCGGGAAACGCCGGACAGAGCGCGTCGTCCGTCACGTCGGCGAATCCGGGCGGTGACGGCGGGACCGGCCCCTTGGGCGGAGCGGGCAAGGGCGGCGTTTCAGGTGCGGGTGCAGGGCAGGTCGGACAGGCCAACACGGGCGGCGGCGGCGGCGGCGGCGGCGTCAACTTGACGCCCAGCGGCGGCGGCGGCGGCGCGTCCGGCGGCTATGCCCGCGCCATCATCAATTCGCCGGCGGCGTCTTACGCCTATGCCATCGGAACCGGCGGGACGGCGGGAACAGCCGGGACCAGCGGCGCTGCTGGCGGCGCCGGCGGTTCGGGGATCATCATCGTCAAAGAGTATTACAGCTGATGGCACGGGTTCGCTCCAAGGCGCGCATTCTCGAACGCTCGATCACCGCCGGCAATGGGCCCTATGCGCTCGGCGGCGCGGTGGACGGCTCCTACAATACATTCGCCTCGATCATGGCGATCGGCGACACCACGTTTGCAACCGTGGTCGAGCCCAGCGTGGCGTTCTGGACCGGCTATGTCACCTACAGCGCGACCAACCAGGTCACGCTGACGACAGTCGAGGAAACCAAGGGCACGTTCGGCGCCGGCACCAAGGAGATCTTCACGGCGGCACCGGCATCGCGCTCGATGCTGCTGGAGGACATCGCCGGCGCGATCATCACGACCGGGTCGTCGAGCGTCTATGCG